CAATCAGGTTGGCGGGCTGACCAACGCCCGGAGTCCACGTCCAATCGCACCCGAAGGTGTCTCCCCGCGAGAAATTAGCAGTATTAGCCATGACTACTTATTGTTCAAAAGGTAGGGTAGGGGGGGGGTCAGCTAACGACGTGCATACCTGAGTAACTAGCGACAGAGGTGGGCGGGGTTGCTTGAACGGGGAAAGTGAAAGTTGTCCCGGTCGTATAGGTGTTAGCCGCTACTGTCACAAAGGAGCCATCGTTAAAGGTTACAACCATGCCAAGTAACCTTGACCGATAATAGTTGGTCACGCTATCCAGACGAAAAAGAGCAGGATAAGGCCCTGGGCCTCCAGGGTAGAAAGTTGGGAAGACGACTGGGCTAAAGACATTTAGATAGTAATCCGAAAAAGCCCAAGGGGTTTCTACGTTAAAAATATGAAACCCAGCTGGGGGCGTTAAAACTTTAAAGTTAGGGCCATCGCCCTCCGAGCCCGTTGACGCGGCGCAGCCGATAAAATAACCCCAGTTAAATCCTTCTCCTGTAATGGCTGGTTGACCTGAAGGCATCAGATTCGGTTGTAGTAATACAAGGCTGCGCTCGTGCCGAATTGCACACGCAGGGACCAGAGCGAGCCGGTGACGTATTGGTTAATCGTGATCACGTCAGTGACCGGGTCTTTATAGGCCCTAGCTAGTACTACGTAAGCGTCAACATTGTCGGTCACCGGCATAGTAGTCAGGGAGCCGACGGCGGGATAAGACGGGCTTGCGCTAACGTGCGATGTGTCACTATCCGGGAATGTATCGGTTGCCGCGTCATACCCTAATTTTAAAACGATATACGAGTAATAGGTCGAAGGGTTGAAATTAAACTCATAATAAACAAACTCGTAATCGCTCACGGGCATGTGCGTCATAAACAGCGTAGATCCGGCAATCATCGGGTCTAGGTTGTTGACCAGACCAGGCTGGACCGTGAACCAATACTTTAGATTTCCGCCAACGACCTTTGGGCCTAGGTCAAAAACCTTAAATGGGTGCGTGCTTTGTGCTGCAACTACAAGCGAAGTATAATCAACCCACGGAGGGTCAATGCTCAGGTTAGTTCCGGAGCTAGAGGCGGTAAAGGTATACCCTACACCTGGTTGAGTAGCCATAGATTAGGCGGGCCTGTAAACGCCGCCGTCCCAGCCTTGGCTAGAATAGCGGATTTCATACATAACCTTATAAAGCAGTCCGTACTCCTCAACATTGACTTGAGATAGCAGGTTCTTGTTACCCCACGCGGTCGTCCCAATAGGAGCCCAAGACGGAAGAAGATTAACAGCTCCGAAGTTAAGACCAGCCGTTGAAGTACCCAAATAGCCAATAAGCGTTGTTACGTTTGCGGTTGTACTCATGTAGATTACTCCGCTGTAAGTCGTAGTGGTCGCAAGGTATTGGGTCTTACCATAAACGGTAGGATAGTCTGGATCGACAAAGCCGATGAAGCGGCCGCCGTTCGGCTGCTCAAAGCAAGCACCATAGTAACCTTCACATGAAGGAACGCTAACCATCTTGCCCGTCACCGTGTTGTAGCGATTGACTACTGGCCCTAGAGTCGAGTCGTCGTAAGCGCCGCCAAAATCACCCGGTAGGCCAGCCAGAGCACCGCCGAAAAAGCCAGCTGCAGGGGTGAAGAAGTTAGGGTGAGACGTGATGCTTTCAGAAGTCAGGCCGTTGGCTGCAGAGGTGTTCGGATTGGTGCGGGCCCCGCCGTTTACATCAGGTGCAATACCGACATATTCACATGTCATTACCTGAACGCCAAGCGCGTTAAAAGCAGCAGTTTGTTTATGTAGTTTGAGGTAGTCGTAACCAACAACAGGAAACGCAGTTCCGCGCACAAAGGTAAATCCTTGGGCCACGTCATAGTTATAGGTCGCCGTTACGGTGCGAAGGCCAAAGCCATCGTCCGTTAACTTCCAGCCAGGGGCAAGGACGGGATTAAGGAGATCGTTGCCAATGTCGACGCGTGCCATGTTGTTTAGAGTCCGTAAGGGGTTGGCCGGAAGGTGTTAGTTCCTTTGGTAAAGTCAGGGTCAGGTTGGCGGTTTGCGTTAGCAACCTCAAGCTGATTGAGCATCTCGCGTTGAACTTGGAGTTGCTGGGTCATGGCCTCAAGCACTGGGCTTGCGCCTACGCCGACGACGTTGGAGAAGCCTTCAGGGCCTTTAAAGTCGGTCATGCCTGGCTTCTGGAATGGCTTACCGGTTTTAGCCCTTTCAGCGTTAACAAGTTCTTCAACCGCCTGTTGCACATCTTCATTTTGAGAGGCGCTATCATAAGTAGAAAGGCCATATTTGAGCCAACCCATCACCCCAAGTTTATTCATAACCTTGATACTATTACCTTCACGCAGATAGCGTTCTGTATTCTTGGCGTTTGCGATGTCTGCCAGCTCCTTATCCTTCTTGTCCTTGTCTTCTGTGTCGTATTTTTGGGCTAGATAAGTAGTGCTAGACCTTAGGGCGGCTGACTCTCCCTTGATTGCAAAGTCCATGGCCTCTTTGGCCTGTTGCTTGCTGTTTTCGAGTGCGTCAGAAATCCAGCTGATAGCAGCCTGGAACAAAGCCATAGGCCCTAGGAACCGGAGAAAGATAGAGGAGACCGACATACTAAAGGCGTTCTCGACGCGCTTGGCGTTCTTCTCGACGGCATCAAGGCTCTTAACGGTCTTATCAGTAACCTGATCGGCATTAGTCGTACCGTATAATTCCCATTCAACGCGGGTCATTTTTGTGTTTGTTGTGGCTTGCGGACGCGCGGCTTGGCCTTCGCTTCCTTGGCTAGTTGTTCAAAGTTCTTCATGATCTGCTCATCTTGCTCTGACATAATTGACACGTTGTTGCCATTGTTGATGGAGATAGCAGTATGATACCACACGGCCTGTGACTCTGGGAGTGACCAGGCATCTTCCTCTGACCAGCCCTTGCTGATTAGATTGGAAGCCACTGAAAGAATCCAAGGTACGCCAGAAGAACCGCCCTGCTGCTTTTCCTTCTCCCAGAACTTGGGCCAGTTCACGACGTTGGAATACTCATGGAAGGCCATGATATATCCTTCAATCCTGCTAGGCTTGGCTTTGATGTAGGACATACGGATCACATCCATAAGCGAGAGTCTACGAATAGATTTCTCCGCGCAAATCTTAACAGCAACGAAAAGGTCTAATACTGATACCGCTTTACCCGGAGTCACAAAGGGAGACTCAACGGCGTGCAGCGCCATCCGGTGCTTGAGGCTAAACGGCTTCATGCGGTGGCCTAGTAACGTGGTCTCACCCGGCGAGGTGAAGGCCCTGATAAACCTAGCATCCATGCCTATATGACCAGCCCTTAAAGGCTGGTACTATTATGCGCCCTCGTACGCCTTAGCAGTGATGGAGACCGTAGCGAAGCCCTTACAGCTTCCTTTCTCTGAAATCTTGATTATATCGCCCGTATAAACGATGTTCGGGCTACCAGTAGGATAAGCAGAGTCAGCGTTTAAAGTGAACTGGATAGTAGCGCCAAGGGAAGGAATACCAGCCGACTCGACGATACCTTCAACAGTTAGATCGGTCATGCGGTCGTCCATCCGGTGGGTAATCGTAATGCCTTCCCTGTCTTGCGCCGTGATGTCGTTATTAAACGAAGCATCGCAAGAGTAAGACTGGATTATTAAAGCAGTCACATCGTCTGCGACTCCATAAATTAGGGCGGTGCCCACGACTACAGCTGCCATATACTATTGTTTAAGGGGTAAGGTTAGATGGGGTTAATCACAACCAGTACGGAGAAGGGCAACTGAGACGCCCAGGAGCGTTCGTTAGTCCCCTCAAGTTCCTGCCTAGGCGTGACATCGTAGCACAGGCCGTCACCTTGCGATACAAAGACAGCCTTGAGCGCAGCGACATCCTGCATAGCCCCGTCAACGGCGGCAACCCGCGCCCGGTGGGTGGCTAAAGTCTCGTCGTCGGCAGACGTGAACAGGGTGATTTTAACGCTACAGTCGTAGTTACCAAAGCCCTGGGGGAAGTCCTGAGGCGGTCCGGCAGACTCGCAGAGGACGATGGCCTTGGGTAATGCAGCGGTTTCCCCAGTATCTCCCTTGTAGATGTTGACTCCTGCCAGCTCGGTTTGAGCTGAAAGGTAGGTCGAGACAGCAGACTCGACCACGTAGCGTACGGCTTTGGTTCCCATAAAGAGTTATTTTTTGCCGCGTCGGTTGGCGCGTGCGACAAGTTTGTCCCTACGACGTTGCAGGGTGATTTGGAGATTTGCAACTCGGTTGCCGTAGACGATGTTCCTAACGTCGGAAGAATCGGCGACACCGCCGCTATTTCCGATGTTATTACCGATTACTGACATGACTTTACCGAGTGATTTAGTGACCGCATAAGTGCCGTATCCGGCCTTATTGGCATCCACCCAAGGGGCATCGTATGCGCCGTAGTTGCGCCCTGATCCGTTCTTGTCGAAAGTGTTGGGGACTTTAGCCAGGGCATCGGCGTAGCCAGCCTTTACCCAGCCGACCTTGGTCTGGCGGGTGGCGATGTAAGCGTTCAGGGCAGCGGTTGACTCAATGTAGTATTGAGGCCCGCCAATAGGTTGACCAGGCTTCCAGCGTCCGTTTACGGCGTTCTTGTATTGATCGTGAATAGGACGTGGCTGGGAAGTTACTCCAGCAATCGGGCGGTAGGTCCCGTTAATGTTGGCTTTGTTAAGGTAGTTCTTGGCTTTCTGTTCTGATCGCCGTGGGTCCGAGTCTTGGATTATCTTACGCATTACAGGCGACAGGCCCTTAACATTTGGCTGAAGTTGCTGGAGGTGCATTAAATCCGAGTACCAATTTGCCCCACCGATGCCACGGATAGCGGCAACAACTTGCCGTAAGAATACAGTTTTACCCTTGGTAGGGCTGTCCTGCGGGATAAAGATACGTTGCACATCGCTGGCAAGTTTACGTTTGCCAGCCGTCCATGCGGATTTAGTCAGGCCCTGACCGCCGCCCTCTGGCATAGGGGGGCTAAAAGTCATAGCGTCACGGAGCATCAGCCTAGCCTGCTCGCGCTCAATCATCTCCAGTTCAGCTCCAGCGTCCTCGGCAAACTTCTTCATGGCTAGACGGAACTCCTCCCGGCTGGCTGGCTTGATCGGTGGGCGCTCCTTAGCCATTATTGGTTGTCGTCGATGCAGTCTAGCTCGATGACGGCGCTGGTCTGTTTGTAGGACTGGCCTTTGACCCGGAGGACTTGGCCGTTAACCGTGAACTTCTTACCTTCGCCCAGGGCGGCGATAGGGACGCCAGAGACGATGGTGGCGACCTGACCCCCTACCCGACCATCGGAAGCCGTCCAAGGGGCCGTAGCGGCGGCGAAACGCACCGTCCACATCTTCTGGTCAACAAACCCACCAGCCTCAAAGCGGGGGGTATTCATTGGGCGGGACAGGCCGACGAGGAACAGGTTAGCGCCGACCGTAGCCGGGACGCCGATATCAGCTAGGAGCCCTTGGAAATCGGGCAGGAATGTATCATAAATGCTCATGTGTTGGGAGGGTGGGGAATTGGAGATACAAAAAAGCCCCCATCGCTGGGGGCTGTTTCAGGCCGTCAGCCCAGATTAGGCGCTGTAGACGGAGGCGATCGTACCAGTCGTGATGC